GGAGAGGGTAACCTCTCCTTTAAATTTGAAATGGAATAAATTTTTTGTTATAATATAAATAGAAATGAAAGGAGAAAGATTATGACATTTATACAAACAATTAAATTTCATGGCACTGATTTGTATCGAGTTTATGAGTATGGTTCTTTTGGTGTGCGTATAAGATACTGTACACTTGATGAAGTAATGTATATTCTTTCTACAAAGGAGGGGATTAAAATATGAACGAGATTAAAAATTGGCTCGTTCGTGGTTAGCGATACACATGGAAGATTTGATTGGATGGATAATGGTTGCCTGAATGATTATGTACCCGAAGAAACAGCAATTATTATTCTCGGAGACGCTGGATTTAACTTCTGGTTGAATAAAACAGATGATAAACTAAAAGCAGAAGTAAACGCGCGTGGTTATCGTTTTTATTGTGTGCGTGGTAATCATGAAGCGCGCCCGCAAGGTCTTGGAAATATGGGATATAAATATGATCCTGAGATAGATGGGATGGTATGGATGGAAGAAAAGTATCCCAATATTCGATACTTTAACGATTACCAAATTTATACCATTAATGGTTATACATGTGGTGTCATTGGTGGTGCTTATTCTGTGGATAAATGGTATCGTCTTGCGCGGGCGGGTATATATAGTAAAACCGATTGGGGTTATAATAACCCTAAGAAGACTGGATGGTTTCCAGATGAACAATTGAGTGTGGAAGAAATGGAAGCTTGTTCTTCATTATTTAAAGATTGGGATTTTGATTTTATTTTTTCTCATACTTGCCCTTATTCTTTGCGGCCAACGGATATGTTCTTGCCTGGAATAGATCAATCAAAAGTAGATAATAGTATGGAACTTTGGATGGATAAAATGAAAGGTCAGTGGAAGTGGAAGTATTGGCTTTGGGGGCATTTTCATCGTGATAGTATCGAAGCCCCACATTGTGAAATGCTCTATAATGATATAGAAAATCTTGATGATATAGTTGCTCGTTGGAAGAAATATGATGAAACTGGTAAATTAGATTGGTGGCTTGTAAAAAGTCCATATTTTGAAGAGCGTTTATACCGATATTGGTAAAATAAATTTAAAATATTTAGGATTAAATTTTTGACTTTTCATAAAATTTATTGTATAATATATACAGAAAGTTGAAAAGGAAATAATAAAATGAGAGATAAGAAATATATTACACGGGTTCTTGGAGAGCTTGGTCGTATTTGGGAAGCTTATCCAGATAAAAGTTTCGGAGAGCTATTAATGACTTTTGCACCAAATTTATTTTATAATGATGATGAACTCATTAGTATAATGAAAACAAATATTTATCTTAATCTTTTAGAGGAGTATAAAAATGGCGAAGCGAGATAAGAATCGTTCATATATGGAATGGGAATATGAGTGGCAAGAAAGCGCTCGTGAGGAAGAGGATCGGAAGAATCGTGAAAAGGAAAGGCGCGCGAAGAAACTCCAGAGTCATAAATATACTACTGATGATTGGGATGATGTTGAATGAAGCGAGTAACTCAAGATGATATAATTGCAATGAATGAAGCATATCTGGCCTGTGGCACTTATAGTGGCGCGGCTAAGGCTACAGGCTGGAGTGCTTCTACTGTAAAAAAGTATATTATTGATGGCTATAAAAGTGAGCAAAAAGTTGAAGTTGTTGATATTGAGCTTCCACCTATTGAAGAAATCGCAGATAGACTGCCGCCTTGGTATGATATTACTTGTTTAACTCCAGAAGAGGAAAAAGAAATTAAGCAACTTTGGGGAGAAATGCTTATATGAAGTCTTATTTTGTATTTCGTGAGAGCAGTAATAATGGTTGGACGATTTGCCCTGTTCATAAGGAGTGGCTTGGCGCAGATATGGATAAGTCTATAAATGGAAGCTTTGCACTTCTTGCATGTAGGGTTAGTGGACTTAGCTGGCCTCAGTGGTTGCGTTTTTGTAGACAAAATGGAGCAACTTTGTATGGCAAGGGACATAAATACCCTGTTGCCATTTGGAAAGAACCCAATAAGGATTTTCTCAATATGCTTAATGCACGAGCAAATGGACTTGCAAAAGTAATAAATTTTGAGGAGTTGCATCTGTAATGAATAAAGAAATCTTTAAAAAGACTGGTGAAGAGCTTCAAGAATTTTTGGTTTTTCGTAAGCGCGGCTCACGAATAAAGAATAAGAAAGGCAAGGGATCTTATAATAGGCAAGACTTTAAGAAAGGAGAATAGAAAGATGAATGTGATCTTTCTTGATATTGATGGTGTCCTTAATTGTCGGCATACTCGCACTAGGACATCTGACGGGTGGTGCTTTGTAGATGATTATCTTATTGAACGGCTCAAGAATTTAGTTATGCGTAGTGGCGCGCGAGTGGTGTTGAGTTCTACTTGGCGCGAGGGCTGGAATCAAGAAGATGAAACTAAGAATGATATATCTTTTACTGAGCTTCGTAATAAGCTCAATGAATTTGGCATTGAAATTTTTGATCGCACTGGTGAACATCGAATTGATAGGTGGCGCGCTATTAAGGAATATATGGAGCGGCCGCGCGAAGACCCAATTGAGCATTATGTTATTATAGATGATTGGGATGATATGGGTGAATATATTAATCATCTTGTGTGGACGAATCCATCTACTGGCTTAACTGATGAGGACGTTGAAGAAGCTCTAAGAATTTTAGAGAAGTAAAAATTTGATTTTTCTTTAAATTTATTGTATAATATATATGTAAGATGAAGAAGGGAGATAAAATAAAATGTTTGATGATTTTGATACCCAGATTCAGGTTGAGGAAATTATTCCAGAAGAGTATGAGGATTGGCTTCGTTTCTGCGCTGGAGCGTATGAAGCAAGTAAAGAAGAAGGTAAAAGTGATATTTAATGCTATGGTATAACGGTTATTATATCGGATTGTCTCTCCGAAGATCGGGGTTCAACTCCCCGTAGCATTGCCAGCGCCGCAGGCCCGCCGCGATGATGCGGGTAGCGCAAAAGATAGTCGTGCGCTTAATAAGATGAAATGCTTCAGTGATAATTCTGTACCATCACTTTAAATAAAGAGTACCGGCCATTAGCGTGTGGATATACGTACATATTGCCAATTCTATTCTTTGCCGAGAATAGTGAGGAAGCGGCAACTTCCAAAAAGCGAGCAACGGCTTACAGAGAGCGCTGGACTCCGCGCCCATCGAGGCGGGAAGTGCTGGTAGAGCAGGGGACACCAGACGCCAGAACACAAGGGCATGTGGAATGGCAACATAGTTCCTGCATTTCGGTTAATTGATTTGTAGGCTCTCAAGCGAACCTTCCGCAGTTTGGGCATACTGGGTGTCAAAAAGCCTTCATTTGTAACAGTTTAAAATCTGTTTGTTAAAATTTAATTGTCCCATAAGTCCGGAAAAACGTTCGCCGGCGCCTGGAGATTGTATCAGAAAGGTATAATGAATGAGTTGAGCGTCATTCATGGGGCACCATATGCGGGTCACATAAGAGGAGCCTTCTCGTGGCGGCCCGTGACAGACGGAATGGGATAGAGTCCGTTTGCGAAGGTCTCTAGGTATGGTAGAAGAGATTCTATCTACTGCTCAACTACATAGACACTTGCTGGATGAACCCAGTCAGATAAATTCTGATACACCAGTAGCTAATGCGCAGAATTTCGGCTATAATTAGAGCGAGCCGTGGAAAAGTGTCGCATACCGACCGTTTTAGTGACCAGTAGGCAAACGGTATATAAATTAGGGCCTACGTTATGGTGCCGTAGTGGAATTGGCTAACACACCGGGCCTTCAACCCGGAGATCGCGAGTTCGATACTCGCCGGCATCACCACTTTGTCCAAGCAAAGTAAAATATCTTGGTAGAGTGCGGAAAGGATGGATTTTCGGTTAAACTACTACTAGCATAGATTCCCGATGATAATTCCGATGTTCTATGATATGTAGCATAGTCATTTAGCAGCACTCTTTAATAAAAAGACAACGAAAGTAAACCGAAATTATATCTTTGGAGGATGATAATTATGAAAGTATTAAAGAATCTCCAAAGTGAGGATACGCCAATTGGCTAATCCTCAACCTAGGTAAGTTGTAAAACTGCCTAATATTGCGGATTAGAGAAGTCAGTCATCTCGTCACCCTCATAAGGTGAAGATCATCGGGGCAGAGCCGGTATCCGCTCCCACTTAGCGAAACCTCCTTTCTTTATTTTCTTTAAGACTCATATAAGGGGAACTATTTCACTGGTAGAGACGAAAATCTATCGGCGGCGGAAATAGCTATGAGGATATACGCTACCCATTTTAAATAAATAATGGTGATTTTATGAATAAGATTAATGATATAGATTTAAATAATATTCAAGGTGGTACTATTCTACCTTATATTATAGAAAAAGGTGATACTCTTGGTAGTATTGCAAGTAAGTTTAATTGTACTGTAGAAGAATTACAAAAATGGAATAAAATTGAAGATCCAAATATAATTGATATTGGACAAAAATTAATTATTAAATTTTAAATTAAAGGCACATACAGCAATTTTCTTTTTAAAAGAATTTTAGCATAATGGTAATGCATTTGACTTGTTAATCAAACTATACGGTTCGAGTCCGTAATAACTCTTTTTATGTGCCTTGTATATATGGGGTACGGGACTGCTAGGAGTGGTCGCCTCCCTTGCAAGGAGGATAACAGTGGGGTTCGAATCCCCAGTATTCCACCATGGCGCGTAGCTTTGAGATCGTGCGACACCACTAA